TACGGGTACAATGCCTAAAGGTATGATAAATATTGAGGGTGCAACGGAAGACGGATTCAGTAGGCGTGAGATGGCATTATTTAGAAAATTGATTTGGGGCATATCCAGCGGTAGAAGCGATAAATGGAAGTACCCAATTGTAGGAACGCCCAAAGGTGTAAAAACCAACTTCATAAAATTTCACGATTCATCTAAAGAGATGGAAGACTTTTTATGGTTCAGCACTTTGATTTCAGTGATGTGTACGTTTGCAGGATTAGACCCAGAAGAGTTGAGTTTAGCATCCCAGAAAAATGTACTTGGAAAACAAAAGCTATTTTCAAAAGGTGAGGAAGAGGGAATAGCGTTTAGGTCTCAGGATGAGGGGCTTAGATTTTTCCTAAACTATATGTCGGGAATATTAAATAGTAGTCACTTTGTAGAAGAGTTGAGTGGTATTGAGGGATTGGAATTCAACTGGTGCGGTCTTGATGTTGACGATGAGGGCAAAAAAGTTGATTTGGATACAAAGAGATTAGGACTAACCCACACTGTAAATGATTTATTAGTAGCAGATGACAAACCTAAAGCCGAATTATTATTTGGCGAAGTCAATATATTTGATATACCTGGCATTGCGAATTCAACTTCAATCCAATTAATATTACAAGCACTACAAGGACAGGCGGAAGAGGGAATGGAAGACGAAGAGGAAGACCCGTTTGACCAGTATGGCGGCGATAATAGTTTTGGTAGTTTCGGAAAAAACGATGGAACGGATGACGTATTTGGTGAAGACAAAGAACAAAAGAAAGCACCACTTGACAATTCAACTACCGAAAAATCAATGGACGTAGAAATCATATATAACTAATAATGAAAACAATAAAACTCAGCAAGGAATTGCTCAAAAGTAGCGAAGCCGAAAGGATTAATGTAGTTGCCAAAATAGCGACGGAATTAAAGCTGGGCAATGCAATTGTTATTCAAGATTTACACAAAGCCCATGTGGGTGAGCGTATTACCGCACCGCATTTAAATCCAATGATTTGGGAACTGGAAAAGGAATTCTACGATTTATGGAATCCTAAGAAAATCATAAACGAAGTTATAAGCGAAACACTTGGTCACGGAATGCTAAAAGCACTGGCGAATACTTTTGATATGAACAAAGCAACCAAGCCCGTAAAAGTTTACAATGCCAAGGGTGAAGCACTTACCGAAATTGAATTAAAAAGATTAGAAGAGATACTTTCCAAGGCTTTGAGTGTACCGATGAATAAGGTACGAGAAATAATTTTAAAGTCCGCTCTGGCAGGTAAGATGACAGGTGCGGAAATGATGGGTGAAGCAATAACATTTAGCATAAAGAATTTGCCACGAACATTACAGGATGCAATTAACTCAGCTGGTCTCACTGTTAGAGAAGTGAGGGCAATTAAATTCGCCTGGAATTATGCGGCGATTAATATTACTAATGTCCAGAATAGGGCTAAGGGGCTAATAAAAAATCAAGTAATTGATGGTCTAATGAAACGGACACCGCCCCGTGCCCTGGCAAATCAAATGTTTAACAAATTAGGTGCTGGTGATGACAGCCTTTTAAATAGAGACTGGGAGCGGGTGGCTATCACTGAAACCAATAGAAGTGCAAACGATGGATTTATAGCAGGAAAAGCAGATGGTTCATATGTACTGGGCAACAGTCATTCCGATGCGTGCCCACATTGTATGCGTCTTATCCATCATAAGATTTATAAGGTAACAACCAACCCCCCAAAGGATTACAGCGATTTAGACCCTAAGAGCAAGGAATACAATAGACTCGCAAAACGGTGGGATAATGAAATTTGGGTTGGGAAATCAAATATTAATAGAAGCACCGCCAGCCGTAAAAGAGTTGGCGGGAAATTATTGCCACGGGGACATCACGAACGAGCGGCGGCAACTATTCCTTTGCATCCTACCTGCTTACCTGGGAACAGTCTTGTATCGCCCCGTGGCGACATTACGAATGTTTCTAAAAGGTGGTTTGATGGAAAAGTGGTCGTCTTCAAGTGTGCCTCTGGTCGTGAACTCACCTGCACCCCAAACCACCCTATACTCACAAATGTCGGATTTATTCCTGCTTCGGCTCTCAATGTAGGAAGCACAGTAATCAGCGACGGCATCAGTAAGTTTCCATCTCCCAACGATTGGAATAACATAAATGCACCAACCCGCATTGAGGATATAGTTGAATCTTTTTTGAATTCTGCGGAGGTGGTTTCCGTGCCAGTGCCAATTTCCCCCGAAGATTTCCATGGCGACGGAATCGGTAGCAAGGTCGCAATTATAAGCACCAATCGCCTTTTGAGGAATAGTAGAAATACCCCTTTTGGCAAGCATTTGTTTAAGTCTAATTTCATATTTGCTCGTAACCTTGCACCTATTTTCAATAGTTTTAGCTCTTTTTATCAGAGTGCCAAAAGATACGTTTCTGCCTGTACAGGCTTTGTGAGCCGAATTAGTTTGATTAAAACGCTGTTTGGTATTCATTTTTTCCCACTTAATTATTTCAGCTTCGGATTGATTCCGCAATTTAACACCAGCCATAGTAAGCCTTTTGGTAATGGTTACTCTGGAGACGTTGAACCGTTTAGACAATCTGTTAATGGAAAGACCCCCAATATAAAGTTTAACAATATCTTTGACGGGCAGGTCAAGCCAGATACGATTGACAGAATCCTTGCTGGTAAAATTCTCGGCGGAAATAAGGGGGCTACTTTTAATGATAGGGTTGTTCATGTTGAAATTAAATCCTTTCATAACTATGTTTACAATATAGAGACTACCGAAAGCTACTATATTGCCAACGGAATTACAACGCATAATTGTAGATGTCGTTGGACTTCGTGGCTTCCTGGTCTGTATTACATAAAAGAGGGGCGTGTAGAATTTGCTGTGGACGAACAGACTAAAGCAGAGCACGCTCAATTTCTAAAAAACAATCCCCGCATTGTAGGCGGCGGTAAACAATAAGGGATATTAAAATGCAGGAAGCAAGAGCAAAATACGAGATTGACTTATTACACCGTAGACTTGACGGTGTTTCTAATGCCATAACTCAGGAAACAAGAGCGATTGACCATACACGGTTTAGGTTGCGGGCTATTGAAAATAAAATCAATCGCAATTGGTTTCTTAGGATGTTTCTGGGATTCAAAAAGATTGACTTTGAAGTGGCTCACATAAACCAAGAGGAAGCACTGGCACGGCAGGCGGAAGATGCCGCCAGAGCGAAGATGCACCAGGCTCAGGTTGCTATGGAAAAAGACGCTGCAAGGCAGGCTCTAATTGATAAGGAAGCCGATAAGAAAGTAAAGAAGCGAAACCGTGATTTGAAAAAGGAGTTGAAAAATGACAAGTAAAAAAACAGCACCTAAAAAACCTGTTCCGCCAAATCCAATGTTTAAGAAAAAATTATCACACAATTCACTATACTTTAAAAAGGAATTTGAAGTTATGTACGTGCCTGTTCCAATGCGGACGGCAATTACATTTAGATTATTTTGGTGGAATAAATGGTCAATCAATATCCGTGCAGGATGGAAGATGTTAAAATTAACCTTAACAAAATCCCAAAAGAAAGATGACACTAAAACTAACGATAAAGCCTAAAGACCTTAAAAAATTAGACTTGAATGAGGGGTCGGTATTGTTACTCACAGTGCCGACCGACACTGATTTTCAGGTTATGAATGAAGCGGCGGCTATTCTGGAAGAGGCGGGCAAGCGGGTTATTGGATTTAAACCGCAGGTGGTTGTTATGCCTGATGTTTACGAGATTGAGAAAATGCGATTAGCGGACATCATACTTATAAAGGCACGGTGTGAGGGGCTTATTAATTATCACGTAAGAAAAATAACTGCAATGAAAAAATCAGGAGAGGCGTAATGGCAAAAGTCAAAGCCCATCAACGAAAATTAATGTCTGGTAAGATTGCTCAGGTGGCAAGCTACAGCAATACCAAACAGAGCAAATCATTTATCACTTTGATGCTTAGAAAATATGGTATAGCTGATGCTG